ATGCGCGGCCGCGAAGTCGAGCAGCTGAGCGGTCGTCGGGGTGGGCATGGGGATAGTCTGTGCGCGGCCACCGACACCGATGTCCGCCGCACGATCTACGCTCCCCGCATGTCCCGCTCTGGCCTCGACCCCGACACTGCTCTCGACGTGCTCCTCTCCGCGGTCTGCGGCCGGCACCGATACGCCACGGATGCCGCGGCCGTGATCGACGAGCTCCGCCGCGTCGCCGGCGACCGCGTCGACATCCTCGCGCGCGTAGCCGGATCGTGGGTCGGCTTCTACGGCGACGACCACACCCGCACGCTCTGCAAAGCACTACTCGAGATCCCCGGCGCTCTCGACTGGGTAGCACTCGGCCGCGCGCGACGCGACGCCGGGTCGCACGGTGCGCCGATGGTACGACCCTAGGCTGGGCTCATGCTGACCGGCCTCATCCGCCCCGTGGAGACCCGCACCATCGACGTCGAAGGCGACTCCCTCTCCGACATCCACGAGAAGCTCACCGCACAAGTCCCCGCCGGATGGGAGCTCACCAAGGCGCCCGTCACCATGCAGGCCGGGTCGACCGCGCTGAAAGCGACCGGCACGTTCGAACGCCGCGACGTGACCCGCGAGATCGAAGCCGACACCATGAGCCAGCTCGAAGCCAATGTGCCCGACGGGTGGCGGCTCCTCAGCGTGCGTGCCCTGTAACGACGAAAGGCCCCGCCCGTCTCCCGGAGGAGAACGGACGGGGCTGAACTTTTGTGTTCGAGTGGTGGATTACGCCAGGACCGCGTACCGAGTGGCGCCGAGATGCGTCCGGGACACGTACGCCATTGATCCCGTGGCGCCGGTCAGACGGATCAGACAGGTGACGTAGCGAGTACCCGCGTTCGGAGTGAATGCGATCGACATCTGCTGCCAGTCGCCCTGCACGCTGAGCGTGGTGGAGTTGTTCGCCGCGAGCTGGTTTCCCCACTGGTCGAACTCGCGCACGCTCAACTGGAGCGTCCCGTCGCCCGTCGTCTTGTCCATCCGCACTCGCGCGGACAACGTGTGCGGCACGCTCGGATCGGCCAGCATCACAGGTGGTGTTGCTGCTTGCAGCAGGTTGCCGTCGCTCACCATCTGCAAGGACCGCGTGCCCGCGTACGCAGTTGGCGGTGTGTCCGTGACCGACTGGATACCCGCTGCACCCGCAGCACCGGGAGAGATCGCCGCACCCGCACGAGTGAGTGACCACTGAGCGAGAGCGTTGTCCTCGAACCCCGGATCGCGGATCAGGTTGATCGGCGGGTATGCCTCATCGGTGCGCAGGAACGGGACGCCGAGCGAACCCGCGAGTGCAACGAGTTCGAGGAACTCCGTCTGAGTCACCCCGAACGGTGATGTGCCGTCCACTGAGTGCGTGAACAGGGCGACCGTGACCTCACGAGCCGCTGCGTCCCGGACGAGCTGCAACGCCTGCTGATGCGTCGATGAGTACCACCCGAACCGTCCACGTGACAGCCCCTGCGATCGTTCGCGACGGTCGAAGACGAAGCCGCCCGTACCAGCGAACACACGATCGAAGCGAAGGTACGCTTCCATGTCCGTCGTGAGGCTGCTCGCTCCCACCGGATACACGAAGGTCGTCGCGGTCTTCTGACATCCCACCGTCGATGTGATGAACTCCTTCGCCCACTCAGCGACGCGCGCAGCAGCGGTCTGCCCGGTCATGTTGACGTGAGTCGCGGAGTGCCATGCGATCTCGTGGCCTCGCGCTTCGAGGTCACGGATCGCAGCGTGGGGCATGTACTTCGAAGTGCCAGCCGGAGTCGCGGAGAACGTCGAAGCGATCGCGAACGTCGCCCGTCCACCGACCGCCTCGAGAGCGGGCGCGGCGATGTTGTACTGCGATACCTCCCCGTCATCGAGCATCAGCACGAGCGCCCCACGCGCTTGGATCGCGGCCTTGCGTGAGCCATCGGCGATCTTGGCCGTAAGTTCATCCGACGCTGCGAGCGCGGCGCGCCCAGTCGGCGTGTTCGCGACGATCGCGTCAGGTGCCAGGTAGCCCACGGTGAGGACGTCGCCGATCGCATTGACCTTCAGGTTGGACGCCTGCATGTCGTTGGCAGGTCCTGGCTTGCCCGACCCGGGCGCACCATCACCCGCCGCCACATCAGTGCGGAGATGCTCATCAATCAGACCCATGCGGGACTCCTCAATACACGTTGCGGGTGAGCTCGACGATCCGCTGCTGGATGAGCGCGTCGAGAGTTGGTGTGGTCGGTGTCGGCTGGTAGGTTGCCGGGTCGACCGGGATGAGGTCAGCGAGACTCGTCGCATCCTCAGGGATCAGGACGGGGCCGGAACGGTACCTGCCCATCTGCGTGGACGGGGGTGTCGGTTCGATCGTTACCGTGGCGTAACAGTTCTCATCCGTCGCGGGAACGTCAAGCTGCGACACCGGAACGCCATCTGTGATCGCTACCTCAAGAGTCGGAGAGAAGCGAACCTGCGAGCCTTCGATAGTCACCGCGGGGACGGTGGGTGCGGACCAGTACTGGACCCGCACCACCCCGGCCGGTACGGGCGTGTCAGCGCCGAGTTCCCGAGCCACCGCGGTGACGTCGAGAATCGGCATCAGTCGCCCTTCAGATCACGGCGGAGGAGCTTCTCCGGGTCCCGCGGCGTCACGACGACATCCTGTGCTGCGCCGGCGACACCGGTCGGTTTCCACAGGCCGTAGTACGTCGAGACGGACACCACGAACGTCGGCAGCGCGAGCATCAGCGCGGCCCCGATGTCGTACACGGCACCCGAGGTGAGAGCGCGTGCGAGCTCGGTGAGAAGCGACGTGAGCAGCGTGAGCGCGGCGAGCAGCCACGCCTTCACCGCCGGCGATGTCACGCGGGTCGTGACGAGGCCGACGAGGACGGGGAGGATGACCGCGATGATCAGCTGCACGACGGCGAGCGGGTCGAGCGTGAAAGCGATGGACGGGGTCATGGTGTCTCCTTCAGGGAGGGGTGGGTGTCTTCGAGGGGATCGGAGATCCCCAGCAGAGCGAGGATCGGTTCAGCAAGCTGCGGGAGAGGACCGGGACGGCCGCTGCGGTCCCAGATCCACTGCTGGTAGTAGTTGGTGCGGACCGCGCCGTGCACCTCGTGCGAGTCCTTCTTGAACGCGTCGAACTCGGATCGCACCTTGGCGAGTTCCTCGCGCAGATCCTTCGTTTCCGCGTCGACGCGCTCGTTGATGTAGCGGACGAGAGAGTCGGCGTCCTTGAACCGTCCGGAGATCGTCCCGGACTCGACAGCTTGCGTGTCGGCACGGTCCTTCCGACGGAACCGGATCCACGTCAACAGCGCGAGGACCACGCTCGCGAGGAACGAGAGCGCAGCGATGATGATGCCGGTGTCAGAGGACTGCATTCAGCGCCTCCCGTCGTCTCACCGCCCGACGGCGTACCCATTCATCGATGAGCCGGTCCAGCCGTGCCAGCGGTAGCGGCGTGAGGCCGACGAGCATGCAGGTGATGAACCAGGACGGTGCCTCCTTCGCGGCGAGCTGCTCGGGCGACGGAGACAGGATGATCGCGAACACGTAACCGACGATCATCCCGACGAGCAGGATCTTCGCGACGATCTCCACCGGCCACAGTCGCGGCCACCCGACGCCGAGGAGACAGGCGAACGCTACCAGCGCGAACACCGTCCCGATCACGTCGGTGAAGTTGCCGTACAGGCGATCCAGGAGACGCGACCCGAACACGACAGCAGTGATGCCCGCCCCGATCAGGATCAGGTCGTACAGGGGCAACCACACTCGTTTCGCGGTGCGCCAGGAGTCGTCGATGGGCACGACGCCTGGCGCCCACACGGATGCTGCCCACAGTCGGCGAATCATGAACTCGGGTGCTCGACGCGAGCAGCTACCGCATCAGCGATCTGACCGGTGAAACCAGACAGCGCACCACCGATCTCCTGACGGACGGCCTCACGCACCCAGTCCTGATCCTTGTATGTCTCCGCGAACGCGGACAGAGCTCCACCGATCTCCTGCCGTACGGTGTCCCGTACCCAGTTCTTGTCGTCGTCGTTGAGCATGTCTTCCTCCTCGAAGGGGCGGGCGTTACCGCCCGAGGTTTCGCCGCCGAGAGCGGCACGGATGATGGGGCGCGGGTCGATGATGGTCCCCGAGCGTGGGCTGTACGCTGTCGCCGGGCTCGTTGACACCACGAAGTGACAGTGAGGACCGTCAGATGCTGACCCCATGTAGTTGTCGCCCGCAGCGGAACTCGTGGAGCGGGCCAGAGGGACGAGATCATCACCCGTGGTGACCCATGTCCCGTAGGTGGGGAGCGCTCCGGTGCGGAGGTGGCAGTACGTGTGGAACAGGTTCGGGGCGACCCGGATAACGACGTACCCACCGATGAGCGAGCCACGCCCCGAATCAACGACCATCCCGCCGACGAGAACGGGGATCGGGGAGAACCAAGACCCGCCTCCAACGTCCTGGCCGATGTGATAGCCGAGGGTGTACGGATTCTCCTCGTCAGGACCCGGGCGGTATCCGAAAGGCCGTGTCCAGCGAGACTCTACCCAGAAAGCCAGGCCAGCCATCACGCCCCCACATAGGTGACGGTCAGACGCGCGTACCGGCAGGCGCCGCCAGACGAGTTCACACGCACCTCGAGCGTCACCACCGCCGCGCCACCCGTGTGCGTCGCGATCAGCGCATCCGACTTCGACGTGTCCGCACCCGCAGGCACGTTGTTGAGATAGTCGGTCACGTACGCAGTGAGTTCGGTGCCGGCGAAGTACACGCGTTGCAGATGCGCCGTCGCCGACCCTGCACCCGTCGTTGCGGAGTACTGCACGAGGTACTTCCCCGCAGGCGCCTCAGCGGGGAGCGTGACGCGAGCAACCTCCTTCTCCACGTTCGCGTCGAGCACGACACCACCAGCAGTGAGACGCCCCGACATCGCCAGGGAGACGAACCGCCAGGCGCCCTGCCACTGGTACTCGACACCCGCGGCGACACACCGGTCACCGGTCGTCAGCAGTGCAACATTCGCAGTTCCCCACGAATCTGCCTCCGTTTTCGTCGCGAACCGCAAAGGCCCCGACACGGGCGCCCACACGGTCCCGTCTACAGTGACCTCGAGACGGTGCAGTCCCGGCGCATCCGCCCGGTGCACCGTCAACGGTCGCGTTGCAGAAGGCCCCACGCCAGCATCCGTCAGATCACTGACGAGCTGCGTCCGGTCGAGGATGTTCGCGACGGGGACGACGTCACGGATCGACTCGCCGAATTGTTTGAAGATCACCTCACGGGTGAAGGATGCCTCATCCCCGGTCGGGATGATGTGCCGGCGGGCGTTCGTGGTGGGCATCAGGACTCGCTTCCTGCCCCCGTAGGGGCCGTGTTGTGCCAGGCGGCGTGTATATCGGTGTCGGATACCACGCACCCGCAGGTGTCGCAGGTGGACCAGAGGCCGTCGCTCACCGGATCACCCCGTACTGGATAGTCAGGGTCATCGCACCAGCACGGTCCTGACCGAACAGGTTCAGGTAGCTGCCACCCACGAGAGCGAGACCCTTCGCCTCTCCGATCCGGAACGCCTCGTACATGTCGGGGTGGAGGTCAACGCTCACCACCTGCCCGCGACCAATGCCCACAGACGTAGTTGCGCCGTAACCCCCAGGACCGCCACCAGGAGTCGCGACACCGGGGTGCGCAGTCTGCAACACAGCCGGACCGGTCCCGCCACCGGAGCCCGAGTCGGGTCTGATGAGCGTCGCAGTCATCTTCGAAATCTCAGCGGCGGCGAGGTTCACGATCTGATCGCCGTACACCGCGAGGCCCTGCATGTTCGGCGAGCCGTACCCTTGACCCTGGTAGAGCGCAGCGCGGCCACCGTATGCCGAAATGTCGGTGTTCCAGTTGTCCCAGCGGGACCCGGTCCACGAGCCCGTCCACTGCGGACTGATCGTGATCTGCCGTTGCTCCAACTGCCCCGGGTTACCCGATCCGCCACCCGTGCCACCGGGGTCGGTGCCGTTGAAGTTGCCCTGCGGACCGAGAACATGCACCGGGCGTCCGAACATGTTCGGTGCCCGCTGAACATGCACCATCCCCCCGACGACATAGGTACCTGGGTTGTAGGTGATGTCAAACGATGCGCCCAGCGTCTCGACTGTGAGAGTTCCTGCGGAGGCGTTGATCGCGGTGACCTTGCCTGCCGTGATCGGTGTCACAAGATCCACAGGCCCGAGACACCGAATGATGCGCCCACCGTTCAACGGTGACCGTTCGAGCTCAACGAAACCACCGGTCGTGTAGATCGACGGCTCCGCGCGGACCCACATCGGGTCAGAACCCGCAACCGTGACCTGCACAGCCCGGTTAGTAGGGTCCACCCCGATCAGACGGCCAAGGATGATCGGATCAAGATCGGAGCCAGGCTCGACACCAACAGGCATCTTCGCGAGACCGATGAAGTCCAGTGTCGATGCCATGGCGTCTCCTACCCGGTGATATCCAGCCGTGTCGGACCGTCGTTGACGGTGAGGCCGATGTCGTATCCGACGACGTACCCCCACGTGCGGGATTGCCGGTCGGTGCCCCAGTTGCGGATGATCTCCACCGGATCGTCCAGATCGGGCCGAGGGTCCGGCGCGATCGTCACCTTCCGGATCGACGACTCCCGCACCGCCGCGTCCCGCATCGTCGTTGCCGCCGCAACACACTGATCCACATCCAGCAGCAGCGGTGAGGCGAGGAACTTCGGGACCGGCCGGTACGGGCCTGTCGGGTCCATCGGCCCAGACAGCACCTGCACTACCGCTTGTGCGTCCACATCCTGCGCGGACGAACGGGCGACGAACACGTTGTACCCACCGTCACGCGTATCTGCGAGAGGAGCGGACAGGAGCATCCCCCCAGGACCCACCGGGACCTGTGAGACGGTCGTCCCGCCCGGGTAGGTGTCGTCCAGCGGGTAGATGTCGTCGGGCGGGTACACGTCCCCTGTGGTCACCGCGACGGTACGCGTTTCCGGCCCACCATCCCGGTACGACAGCACCGGCTCCGGCACGTCTGGGAGTGGCGGGGAGAAGACGAGCTGACCCCACTCATCCTCACGCAGCCGTGCAGGCCACGTGTCGGCGATCTCGTACAGGTTGTCGAGACGATTCTCCGACCACTCCATCACCTTCGGCACAGCACGATCAGCGAGACCCGCAGCGAACGCCGCAGCCATGTACGCCGGCAGCATCCGTCGCGCCTCGGAAATGAGCGTTCCATCGTCGCGAGGTCCTACGGCGGTGAGGAACCGGTCATCATCGGCGAACCGTTGCTGCCCATCCGCTTCAACCCGGATCGACCCGTCATCGTTCTCAGACCAGTCAGTGATCAGATACCGACCCACACGGGCATCCACACCACCAACCGTCATCGTCACATCAACGACCTGCCCGTACCGGGCGAGAGCATCATCCGCTTTCTCGGGTAGCCAGTCGACCGTCCGACCGTTCTCCACCGTCGATGGTGGAACAGTGAACGTCACATGCTTCTGCACACGCCTCGACACGTGACCCGTCGCATGCCCCGACAGCACCGGAACATCACCAGCGAGAAGCGCCGCCCCCAACCAGGACGACACCCGGCACCCCCAGGACGTGGCAGACGCCAGAACCGTCTCCGAAGGGCCGGCCCTCACTCGAGCACACTCCAATCGAACGCGTCGACCTGATCCCACGTGCGACCGGCCATGATCGCCTCCATCACGTCACCCGAACGCCGAACCGTCGAACCGACCTTCTGCAAAGCGCCAATGTAATCCCACGTGAACGCGCCAAGACGCTGATCCATGTACGGGTTCGCGACCGGAACGTACGGGAGCTCCCAATGCCGGTACAAGCCCACCAGGAACCCGGTCGCAGACGGTTTGGAGATGTGCACGACCTGCACGGGAGGGATATCGAACGCCGTGATCGCGAGGCGGCACAGCACCGGCTCACCGGGCGCGAGGACCGCGTCGAGGTCAGGCGTGCGGTCCACGTCGAGGCGCATGCGGATCGTCCCACGACGCTCCCCCATCGCCGAGTAACGCGAGACGGGCTGACGACGACCCGGGACGGTGAACAACGCCAGCGAGTCATCCATCTGCACGTCCTGCGTCTCATCGAGCAGCAGGACTGATACGGAGCGCTGACCGTTGAGCGACTGGATAACCATGTCACCATCCGTGTGAGGGATCACGATCGGCGCGGATGTTTCCACCCCCACATCGGTCGTCAACGCGTACGTGACCTCCACGTTCAACGGGGCACCGTTGTCAACGAGCACGACCTGCCCACCGTCACCCACACCCTGCCCGCCCGGGACAACCCACGAGAACGCGCCCGCAACGCCCGTGAGCAGCCAAGTCTCCCCGTCGGGAACCGATGACACGTTCACCTGAACCAGTTGCGGTGACGTGGCGCCCACGAGCGTTGCAGTGATCATCGCGTCCTCTCCGTCGCTCCCTTGACCACGCGCTTCGCAACAGCTGTGAGGGGCTGACCTTCGATCTCGAAAACGACGGTGTCGCCCGCGCTGATGTTCCACCCATTCGACTGGACGGAGGCTCTGGATAGCGCGTCTACGAGTTCTGCGGGAATTGCCGCGTTGCCGCGCGACTCCTGCCACCGGACGGGCGCAGGGGGAAGCTGACCGGTGTTGTTCATGAACTCGAGCGCCGAGCGGATCTCCGGCTTAGCGACCACAGCAGCTCGCGTCACAAACTCACCTGTGGCCATCTTGTAAACCCGGTTATCAACGTTCGACGGTGAACCCGGGATGATGCCACCACTGGCGCGGCCGGCAGCTGCAGAGTCCTTCAGAACGCCGTATCCGACCTCCCCGTACTGGACGGTTACGGTCTTCGTGGCTGGGAGCGCGTTGAACCTCCGCAGCATTGAGTCGAGGCCGTCGTTAGCCGCAGCGACCCCATCAAGCTGCACACGGGTTTGGATAGTCGCTGGGGTAGCAATGAGCCGGTCAGCATACGCCTTCGCCGCCTCCTCGCCATCTCCAAGGGCGATGCGAGTATCAATGATCCTCTGACGGCCATCATCGAGAACGGCCTGAATTGCTTCCGTCCCTTGTCCCATCGCCGCAACCGCAGCCGCATAGTCGTTCGTGGCCTGAGCTCCGTCGAGGATTGCCGTCGTCGTGTCGCGGCCCGCCTCAGTGGTTACGTCCAATGAGCCCTTGCCGTCGTCGAGGATCTTCTTCAGGTCAGCGAATGATTTGTAGAAGTCGACCGTGGCACGCTCCGTGTCGAACTGCTGCGACCCGAAATTGCGGATCGCGTCCGCGAGATCGTTGACGTCCTGCGTCACATCATTAGCGACACCCTGCAAGTCCTCGAGAGACTTCTTCTGCTTCTGTGTAGGCGCAGGGGCCGCCTCCATCACGGCGTTCCAGACGGCCTGATCGTCAGCAGCCTCACCGGTAGTCGACAGGTGCTTGCGCACCATCTCCGTGAACCCGGGGATCTGACTGATGAACACCTTCATCTGGTCGTCAGAAAGCTTGAGCTCATCACCCCAACTCCGCACCTTCGCCAGAGCGTCGGCGATCGGGATGTCCTTTAGACCTTGGCTCATCTTCGACAAGCCATCCTGAAGTTCGAACACCTTGTTTCCGGCATCACCGAACACGTTCCCGGCGGAGATGTTGTCCAGCGCCTCGCGGATGCGATCGGCAGAAGCAACCGTCACCGACCGGGCGTCTTCCATCGACTTCAAGAATGACTTGTTGGTTGTCGTTGCCGCGGCGACGGCGTTATCCACGCCATATGCCTCGTATGCCCAGTTCGACAGCGCCTCAGCGCCAACGACAAGCGTCGTAGCGATGCCAGCAGCGACGCCCGCATACTTCGCAACAGAAGCCATCTTCCCCGCGAACGTAGCCGCCGACGGGCTCAGCGATTTCAGCGCCTCATTAAACTCCGCCATCTTCGGAACAAGCAGCAGATAGGAGCCCAGTGCAATTGCCCCAGCCGACGCCACAGCGCCGACCGCAAGAGTAGCCTGTTGCGCGCCCGCGGGGAGGCTGTTGAACCCATCAACCATGTCGGTGATGGCTTGCACAAAGTCGCGGAGCGGCCCATTGGCGGCCTCCCCCGCGTTGATAAACGCGGAGTCAAGGGCGCCCATCAGGCCTTCCCAGTCGCCTTTGAGGTTGTCCAGCCGCTTGCGTGCGGTTTCGGCGGCGTATCCGGTGTCGTTGACCTTGTCCGTCCACTCGGCGATACCCTTCGCGCCCTCCTTGTATAGGACGTTCGCCGCGCGCACCGAGTCAGACCCGAAGATGATCGCCATGGCAGCATTGCGCTGCTCAGGCGTCAGATCCTTCATCGACTGCTGCAGGTTCCCGGCGAACTTCTCAAGGCCGATGAAGTTCCCCTGCGCGTCGTACGCGCTGATCCCGAGTTCCTTCATCTTGTCCGCAGCCTGCTGCGACTGCGGAGTGAGGCGCTGCAGCATCGTCTTGAAGCTTGTACCAGCGTCGGAGCCGAGAAGCCCTTCAGACGCGAATGCTGCAAGGGCAGCCGTCGTCTCCTCAATCGAGAGACCGGTCGAGGCCGCAACCTGACCGCCCTGGGCGAGCGCCTGCGAGAGATCCGACACGTCACCCATCGCCTTGCCCGCACCAGCTGCGAGCAGGTCCGCGACGTGCGACATGTCCTCGCCGCGCAGTCCAAAGATCTTGAGCGCCGTTGCGGCTACTCCGGCTGCGTCAGCAACGCCGAGACCGCCGGCAGCAGCCAGGTCAAGAGCCCCGGACAGACCGCCGCCAAGGATGTCCTTCGCATCCACGCCGGCCTTCGCCATCTCTTCGATCGCGTTCGCCGACTCGGTTGCCGAGAACACCGTCGATGCGCCAGCGTCGATCGCGGCCTGACGCAGAGCGTCCAGGTTGTCTGTGGCGTCTTGTCCAGTGGCAGCGACGTTCGACATGGCCTGGTCGAAGTCCATGAACTTCGAGACAGCCAAACCGACACCGGCACCGATCGTCACGCCCATTGCCAGGGATGCCGCGCCGAGCTGCTGGAAAGCCTGCTTCTTCTGAGCAAGCTTTTCCGATTCAGTACCGAGCTCCCGCGTCTTCTGCGAAGCTTCCTCGAAGTCCTTCTTGAACTGAGCGATCTCCGCTGAGATCCGGATCTTTACGACGCGTTCTCCCACAGAACCACCGCCTAACGTGCGATGCCCCCGCTAAGGTCGGGGGCATGAAGAAACTCGGATCGGTGGCAGCGCTGCTCGGCGCGGCGCTATTGTTCGCTGGATGCGCGGCCGGTGGATCCACCTACGCGTCGCCGCAGTCGTTGAAGGACGCGTATGTCTCTGCTGGCGGTCAGTGCGATAACCCGCAGGAGATTCCAGAAGCGATGCTCAGCGAAGGCGCACACGGCATCCTGTGCGCGCAGCCGATGACGATGTTGATCGTCTTCGACGACAAGACGTCACGCGACCGATATCTGGCGCGCACGGGCGGATCTTCGTTGATCACCTTCGGCGGAGAACGCTGGATTGCCGCATCCGAGTCATCCGAGGTTGTCAGCAAGATCGGTGGAGACGAGATCAAGCATTAGGATTCGCGGCGTCTTACGGTGAAGCTCACTGACCGGTGATCACCCTTCGCGCGTTTCGCCTCATGTTCCGCCTCAGCTTTATTGATAGCCGACTGCGCCCAATCAACGCTTGGGCCGACCGGCTCGTATGCGAACTGGTTCTTCGGGTCCATCGCCTCAGACAGCGGAATCCCGTGACGACCTCGAGGCTCATCCTCAGCAGCTTGTGACGCGATGATCAGCGCCCGGTCACGATCGTCGTACTCCGGCTCCCGCACTGTCACCGAGTGTGTCAACCGCCCGTCTTCGTCGTAGAAGTAGCGGGTGACCTCTGCCGGCTCCCATCCACGAAACCGACGCGGGGAGATCCCTAGGCTGCGGGCGAGTCGGACGACTTGCCCGCCATCGCTTTTCCCAGGTCCTCGATCTCCTTGATCGCCGGATAAACGTTCTCACCCCAGATAGCCGTCGCAATCGCGGCACGATACGTCGACTTCAACGCCGTGTAGAACTCAAGCCACGTTTCAGCATCGATCGGCTCACCATCAACCGTGATGTGTGTGACCGGGTAACGGCCGGGAAGCGTGCCCTCGTTGTACCCCAGGCCAACATCCGTCGACTTCGGACGCGGCGGGTGCTTTGCCGCCAGGTCACCCCAATCCGAAGGAGTCAGCCGGCGAATCGTCACCGGGTGCGGCTTCCCGTTCATCCGGGTAGGAACCTCAACCGCTGGGGCCGCTTCGATAGCAGCACGCTCAGCAGCGATGTCGTCCTTGATGCTCAAAACTCACCTCTCACCTCTCACCGATGAACACGGAACCTGTGGGCGGTGCGGTGAGAGACACCGCCCACAGGGGCATGAGTCACGCGACCAGCGTCACGTCCGTCTGCGTCGGCTGCGTCATGTAGATCGCGTACATCGCCGTGTCGACGCCGTTCTCGACGGGAGCCTGCGGTCGGCGAACACCGACGACACCAGTGATCAGATCCGCGATCTGACCCGTCGCATGCGTGTCACCGTTCGCGACCGCACGGCGCACGAGGAACTGCGTCTCTGCCTGCGAAGCCGCAAGGCCGGCGAGGATGCGGTCGGCAGATGCCGCATCGGACGACTCGACCACGGTGACCTCAAGGGTCTCCGTGATCTTGCCGGGACGCGACAGATCCTGAACGAGCGTCAGACGCTTGTCCTCGACCGTCGCCTGCGTGCGGGAGTAGTTCCAGCCGCCCGCGACGATGCCGTAGGTGATCGGCTTCGCCGTACCACCGTTCAGGATCGCGACGGACTTCGCGTTCGAACCGGACGGCACGTTCGTGATGCGCCAGCGGCCGTCGGACTGGGATGATGCGGGGACGCTTTCGAGAGCCATCACCGCCTCCTTTCACCGGGCCGCGCCCGGAAACACGAAAGCCCTGCACCAGGCGGGGCATTTCTTGGATGGACTCAGGCTCTCTGTGACCTGAGTAGATAGTCAGATTCGGTGTAGAACAGCGACGGTTGCACCGTCTTGTCCTCAATGACGGGGCCGCTCTGAATCATGCGGACGGGATCACACTGCCGGCCTGCCACGCTGAGCGTCTTCCCAATCAGGCCGACCGCAACAGCACTGTCGACAGCCCTTGCAGCGAACGGCGAAATCCCGACGCTCTTGACGATGTATCGCCACGTGACGGCATCGTCTGGTGCCTGCTGCTTCGCAAGCCGCGCATCGTCAGGCGGATCCTCAGCACCGTTGTCGTGCACGACCGCGTAAGACGCCCGCAGGACGACACCGTTTGAGTCGATCGGAACAGTCGAGTCATGGGCAGCAACAGGGGCAGGAACAGCAGCGAGGAACGCGGAGAAGTGATCTGCACGTTTCATAGCCCCAACTCCCGCAACGTCTGATCGATCGCGAGTTGCACACCCGCCTCGAGATCCGGCCCGGCCACCGCCTCAGCCTGCAAATAGTTCCGCTGCGGCGTACCACGCACACCACCAGGCGAATCCTCAACGATGCCGAGACCACCAGCACCGCGACGGTTCAGGTTCGGGCCCAGATCTGTAGACAGATTCGCGTCGACGGGGTCGTAGTCGATCGACGGAACATACGCGCCCAGGTAGCTTCGCCCAGACACTGCGGACTGCCATGCCCGCTTACCCTTCAACGCCGCGATCCCGACAGCCTTCTTGATCAACGGACGCGCCTCATCAGGAGCCGACTCGAAATCCGCAGCAACCTTCCGAAGCTCATCCCCCGCGTCGCTCATGCCGGATACCACCGAAACAGAACATCGAGAACGCGAAGAGCATCATGACCAAACAGTCGAGACCATGCCTCGTGTCGCTGCTCAAAGTTCAGGTGAGCCGAGCTGCGCAGCATCTCTACGAGTTCCGTCAGCGTCGACACCGGAGCGAGCTTGATGACCGTCCGAATCGATGTCTCAGCATCCGAACCGATCAGGTTCCGTTCGGAAAGGAGGGACATCACGGCTTCGTACTCACCATTCGTCAGTTGCATCACTGCACCTCCCGCACCGGGATACGACGCGCCGTCACCTGCGACCCAGCCGGAACCGCAACAACTGTGAACCTACGGCCCACCAGTTCCGCATCATCCGGGCAACCCGTGACCAGAACAACAGCGTTCTTCACCACCGCACCCGACGACGCCACCGGGAGATGAACCTCGTACTGAGCCTCAATGAACGTCTGCTCAGCCACCGTCGTCACAGAATCCTGCGTATCCCGACGCTTCACCCGACACGGACCGGTGTACACCACCACGTCGGTGTCATCGAACTGCAACGTCTCAGGGTTCCACGTCTTCACACCATCAACCGTGATCGTGCACGACGCCGTCATCCGAGACTCCGCCTGCCGACGCAACTCGGGTAGGGCGCCCGTCAGGTCAGAGCCAAGACTCATCGTCCGCGCCCTCGAAGATCGGAACCACAGCGATGTCAGTACCGCATGAGCAGTACGTCGCGCCCAGATTCAGTGAGCACCAGGGAAGATGAACCGTTCCCTGTCCGACCATGTCGATAGTGAACGCGCCAGCCGGGTCGGTCAGACCCAGCAGCACCCACCACTCGTCGATGATTGTTACGCGGCCCTTACTGGACCGGTACGACTTCGACGTTGATCCGTCGTCAACGGAGATCGTCACCTGCGTGGCATCATCCGGTTTCTTGACATGCGCGACCACAGCCTCACGAACCACATAGTCGCGCTTCGCCTCACCGATGTCGCCAGGAGCCACGTTCAGCTTCGCGGCGCGCGTGTCGATGAGCATGTTCGCGTCATCGATCCACAACTGCCATTGCAGGTCTGTCGTGGAGCCGCTGGTGGGGGCGGTCACGCCCAATGCGACCGCGATGTTATCGGGTGTCACAGACATGACCGCCCCCTCTCCATTAGTCCTCGGACTTTGCCGCGCGCACGGTGCGCGCCTTCTTGGTCTCGTCGTCGAACGGTTCCCACTCGCTGTCGAGCAGCTCCGCAGTCTCCTCGGAGACCGAGACTGTGACTCCCGAGCTCGAGCTCCGGAACCGTGGCATCAGCCGGCCACCTTGTCGACGATGAGAGCGAATGCGTTGAGGTCCGCAATGCCCCACCCGTAGATGACCTCCGCACGGAACGCGACCTGGTTGTTGCGCTTGAGGTCGCCGCCGCCGTCCGGGTCGCCGTACTCGATCATCTCGATCCCGATCTGACGCTGGATGCCCCAGCGGACGGCACCGAAGTCACCGACGATGCCGAGCAGCTTGGAAGCGGTAGCTGCGACTCCGAGCGCCTGCACCGTGCGAGACACCGAAGCGCGGTGGTTCTCCAGCTCGGAGACCTCGGTGGAGAGCTTGAAGTTGGGGTACATCTTCTGCTCCGACTGGGTGCCGCGCAGCGACGAGAACTTCGATGCGAGCATCGGGTCGAGGGCGAAATCGGACGGAACGTAGCTGTTCGCGAGGACCAGCGCGTCTGCCGCGTCGAGGTTCGCGTAGGGCTTGTCCGACGCCACACGCTCGACCTGTGCCGTCGCCGCGGACAGCTTCTGCGTCATCGCCGCGACCGTCGAACCGTCGAGCGGGTTGATGCCGTGGATGGTTCCGAAGTCCAGCGCGCGCGACAGCGGCGGCTGGATCTGCTCCAGGATCTGCGAGATCACGTCGAGCTGGTAGTCCTCGTCCGCGTACTTCACCTCTTCGGTGAAACGGACCGTCTTCTGGAACTTGAACGGCTTCGTGGTCTGCGTGGTCGGGGTGACCGTGGACCCGGACTTGTTCGCGCCCTCACCGACGTACTCGGCTTCGCCGATGTCGAAGACCATCGCCTGACCGGCCCCGAACTTCATCGGGATCGACGGAGACAAGGCCGCGACGACCGACCCGGCCTTCACCTTCCCCAGCCAGGGGTCGATGACGTTGTCCGGCAGGTTCAGTGCCGCTGTGGTGAATGTTGCCATGGTGTCCTCCTAGGACAGTCAGTCAGCAGAGTTTCCGAAGAGCTGTCGCACGAATGCGCGCATGTCCCCGTCGCTCTTGCCGGTGGTTGTTGTCGTGCCCTCTCGGCGGGCAACGTTGCCGTGCTTATTGCGGGCGGCTTCCCGATCGGCCAGGCGCTTCGCCTGAGCATCGAGGGTCGCCTCGTCGGAACCGATCAGGAACAGGTCGCGGTCCTCGGCGGAGATGCCATGGCGGGCCGCGATGTCGGATCGGAGTGCACGCGCCTCAGCCTCAGCGTGCTTCGACTCGAGTTCGGCGAGCTTCTGCTCCACCGTCTTCGCGCCGGCCGCGGCCGTCTTCAGCTCGTCGTAGTCACCGAACTTGTTCTTCGCTTGCTGCGCGAGTCGATCGCGAACGATCTTGTCGACGTCAGCCTGCGTGAACGTCTGCTCCTGCTTCTGCTCGCCACCCTCGGTCGTCTCTGTGCCGTCCGTGGTCGTGGTGTCGCTCATCGGTTCCATCCGTTTCTGTGCCGTCGCACGTCAAAACCCCGAAACTGTCGGGTACAGCCACCGCAAAAGGTGGAAGATCAGTGAGCAAATCCGTACTGCTCCCGCATCACACGGGTCAGGTTCTTGTTGCTCAACGAAAACTCGGGATGCTTGCGCAGGAACTTCCGCGGACTGAACGACGCCCAGTCGGGATGCGCACGCCGCGCGGCCAACAGGTACTGCCGCGCACCGTCGGACGCTTCCGCGAAACGGATCATCGTCTCCGACTCCGGTGCCGGCGCATCCTGCCAAGTCGGCACCCACACGCACTTGCAGTGGTTGTGCCAGTGATCCCCGTTCGCATACTGCGCAGTCATAAGAGCGCAGAATGAGCACGCCGAAGCACGAGCAAACCGCGTAACACCCGTCGAAAGGCTGTCCTTCTTCGCCGCGCCGGCTATCGTCTCCCGGTCAGACAAAGCGACATGCTTCTGGACAACACCACCGAGACGATTCACCGCCTCAACCGGACCAAGATCGAACTCATCCGGCTTGAACAGTGGCGTCAACGCCCACCCAAGAGCAGAAGTCAGCGACTCACCAACAGAGGGTGCCGCTAGTGCTGCGGTAACTCCGGGCCGGGGGCGTTGCGTCTCATAGAACAACGCCCCCGCAACTGCAGCAGCATCCCCGTACTGAGACACAACCGCCGGTACCGCAGCACGCACCTGAGCAGCCACCCGCTCGGGAGCCTCATCGAGAATCGACGAAGCGTACGCCGTCAGATCTGATTCCGCGACAGTTGTGATGCCGTTGATGAGACTGCGGTGAGCATCAACATCAGACAGGAGCACTTTGCGACCTCAATGATGGGTCTGCGACAGCCGAACCGGCCGCAGCAGCAACACCAGAGAACAGTTGAGCGGCCTGCGCGCGACGCTTCTCAGCCATCGCCGAATCTATCTGCGACTGCGAAAGACCAAGAAGCTTCAACCCAACCTCAGTCTCAGCAAGCCACGGGACAGCGCCAAGCTGCTTCGACCCCGCATCCGCTTGCGCAGACCGAGACAGGTACACGGGATTCCGCCAATCCGTCGTGATCGAAGAGTATGCCGCCGGCACCTCGGCCTCACCGTTCTGGATAGCGAGAGCACGTGCAACGGTCCGGCGGATAGACACCGACCAGTCGTCCATAGCCCCCTCCGCCTCAGCGATCAAGTTCTCACGCGACGCGTTGTAAGAGTCGGCCGACGTCGGGTTCACCATGTCCGTGAGCGCGAAGTCGCTGTCGGGCAGGTCGAACTCGCGCGCCTCGAGCTTCGCGAGCGCGTTCAACTGCGCAAGGTGCGGTTCCGGTGACGACGCATCGACCTGCTTGACCTCGGCGCGAGCGTTCTGCGGGTCTGTGGCATCCTCATCGTCGGGAACGCCGAAGATGCGCCCCAGCGCGACTTGCCACGCCGCCTTCTGCGACCCGTCCGGATTCTTGAAGATGCGGTCAGACGCGCCAAGAAGCCACAGCTGCGGGATCGAGTAGATGTCCATATGGCCTTCGAGCCGGATCAGACCACGGAGCGCAGCATTCTGATGGCTGATCGCGGCGCGAGTGATACGGGATCGCCCCATCCGCTTCGACGCACGCGGGCGGTATACCAGCGGCTCTACAGGAACGCCCCACGAGTGCTCCGAACGCTCCACCGCCCACTTGCCGCCATCAATATCGGCGGTGATCGTCTCGCCGTCGAGGTAAAGCACGAAACCGGTGATCTGAGTTCCATCCCATGACGTCACCGAAAGGAGGTTGTCGAGCCGGCGGGTGCGCGCATTCCACTCACCTGTCGCGTGCAGGGCATCCTTCGCGTGCACGAGCGCTTTCGGCTCGCCCTCGAGTCCACGCGTAGTGATCAGGTAGGAGACACCGTGGATCAGTGAGTCGGTACGCGCCTGCGCGAGCTCCGAGTACAGGAAGTTCGAGTCAGCGAGCTCCTGCATGCCGATCGAGTCGAGATCCCCGCCCGTCCATAGCATGCCGTCGAGGTTGCAGCGACGCGCGAGCCCGTCAACACCCTTGGCCGCCCACCCCAGTGCCAACCCAAGTCGGTAGTACTGCGGAGGAATAACCGAACCAACCTGACGGATCGCCTGTTTCCCGTCATACAGATCCGAACGCATCTGGTTCCGCTTCGAACGGTCCTTCAACTGCTTCGCAAGCCGCCCAACCAGCGCCTTCTCCTCATCGGAGAGATCCGTGATGTTGAAGTTCTCGTCCGTCACAGGATCACCGCCGTCCGTTCGTTCGAGGTTCGCCGTCCGGGGCGTTTCACTGTGTCATTCCGGGCGCCCCATAGGGCCAGGGTTTCCGCGACAATCGGGGTGATGTCGGACTCTTCGTCTTTCCGGTTCCACGCCCACCCACCAGCAAGCGGACGCTTCCGAGCCACCGAAAGAGCCACGTTCACCTGCGGCTGATCCGTGTGCCGCAGAATCGGGTTCGGAGCCATCACGGCGTCGAAGAACTGCGCACACGCAACAACCATGTCCCGGCCCTCAGCACCCGCGAGCGTCACCTTCACGTCCGAATCACCGAGGTAGGCGATCTTGTTCCGCCACTTCACCAACCCGGACATCTCATCCACGACCACCGCATGCAGCCGGTTCTTCGACGCAAGATCCGTGATCCACGGAACAACCCAGTCCGCGCCGGCACGATGCTCATCGAGCTCCACATGCCACAACCCGTCCGGGCGTTTCCCCGCCAGCGCGACAGCCGCAACAGACCGGTTCGGCGCAACATCCACCGCGAGCACTAGACGCTCAGTCGGCATCGACGAGGCATCACCAATGTTCGACCACGACTGCTCATCAATCACCCGCGGCGACGACGTCGCCCAGATCCCGAGCGCCTCCCGACGGAACGAATCATCGTTCGTGAGGTTCGCGCGCATCCGCTGCATCGCCTCAAGCGGCGTCCGCTCCGGGTAAGACGGGTTCGCCATCTCCCACTGCGCTTGATCGTCCGGGTCCGCATCATCGTCCGCCGAGAACTCGACGTAGACCATGTCCTTGTCGCGGCCGGCGATCGCACGAGCCCGTCGGTTCGCGAACTCCTCACCCGGATCAGACGGGCGAGGCGGCGTCCCCATGAAGAACAGAAGCGCCCCCGACGGTTGCTCCGACTGGTTCGTCGCCGCCACCATGTCCTCGAGGGCTTTCTCACCGAGGATCTGCGCCTCGTCGAACACTTCGATGTCGACCTTGTCGAAACCGCGACCGAATCCGCCCTCACGGGCACCGAACATGATGATCGACCCGTTCGCGAACTCGATCTCCTGCTCACCATTCGTCGCCCGGATACCATCCGAGCGGGACACCTTCAAATGCTGAGCGATCCGCTTCCGCTTCACATACCCCTGCATCGTCTTGAACGTCTTCGTCGACGTTCGCGTCCGGTGAGCCGTCCACAACACCGTCAAGTTCGGAATCAGGATGCACAAGGCGATGATCATCATCCCCACAAGGAACGTCTTCCCGACCTGCCGCGGAATGCTCAGAACAACACCACCGACAGTCGCGGCGTACTTCCCGTTCTTCCGCTTCCCCAACGAGATCTGACCGATCCCGTGCTGCCACTGATCGAAAGTCACACCCATCTGAGCGCACTGCGCCACCACCCGAGGCCACGCCGTCGTCTCAATCCCCGACGGAATCACCACATGACGAGCAACCTCCGACAACCGCAACTCAGATCGCCGCAGCGTTGAACTTCCCGTCCTCGACCTTGGCAACCGGATCATCCTCCGTGCGCTGACGCGACTCAAGCGCCTCAATCTTGTCGTTCGTGAGCGACAACTGACGATGCAACGCCGCAGCCGCCGGCCCCGTCGCATCATCGAGCTTCACCGCAATATCCCGACGCTGCGCATACTCGATCTGCAACCGGTCACCAAGCTTGATCGCCTCAGCCAAACTCAGCCCAAGATCACCCGTAACCGCCGGCTTCTCATCAGGATCAACCGCACGAAGCTTCGAAACTGTCACGACGAGCACCACCTAACAAGAAACGAAAAAATCACGGGGAGGGGGATCGCCTGGCCCCGGAGGTACGGCGGGGATGCCTGCGGGGGGCCCTCCCCGTGCGTATGTTCGAATGTCAGCGGGCGAGGGTGTTCGACCGGCGGATGATCGGTGCGTACAGCCGTGCTCGCTTCTTCGAGTTGCAGTCGTTGTGTGCTGCCTGCTTGTTGCTGAGGATGTCTAGTCCGCCGAGCTTGATGGGGATGATGTGGTCGACGACGAAGCACATCAGGTCGGGCCATTTCAGGGTGTAGTCGATGGTGCGTCCGCAGATGCCGCAGTTTTCGTGGCGGGCGGCGATGGTGCGGCGGTCTCGGTCGCGGGTGGTGGTGTTGCGTGGGGTCTTCGACATCTAGTCGTACCCTCGCTCGTAGCTGGGGCGGCTCTTGTGGTCGTCGTCTGCGGGTCCGGGTGCTGCGACGTCGCAGCAGTACATCGCGGCGATAGCTGACGTGTACACGGCTCCGCAGTCACAGGTGAACGTGCGCGGGTGGAACGTCGCCGCGAGCTTGTCGTTGACGCCCATCGTGCGCTCCTATCGTGTGCGGGGCCAGCCGCAATGCCGGCACGCCTGAGCGAACGTGGCAGTGCCGAGGACGCGGGTCCAGGCGTGGATACCGATCAGGCAAGCGATCAGCCGCCACCCGTGGGGGATCATGAGCCGATCAGGTGACGAAGGTCGATGAGTGCGACCGCGGTCTGTTGGAGGCGGGTGAGGTACTCGGTGCCGTGATGCCCGCAGAACGCTATCGATCCGACACGGTATTCGGCGTACACGAACGCTTGCGCTCCGCAGCCTTTCGCGTCGCATCGGTCAGCGGCGACCTCAACGACGAGGGTACGGTCACGGTCCACCACGTCCACTGGTGGGGTTTTGTCCATGGCATCCTCCGCGTTGAGGTGCTTGGGGGTGCGCGCCTCGGGGGTGCCGGCTCGCGCGTTTTCTGTTGTTCCCGCTGGCGTTGCGGGGTGGTGGCTCACCTCTCGGTGAACTGTCTCCGGTCACACCCGACTGTCAATCGAGTCACCAGGACGCTAGAACGTCAGAACCCCCGCACCTCGTGGGAGGTCGGGGGTTCTGATAGTGGACATGGATGTCCGATGCGTGACTAGCATAGCGCGGAATTACATGGTTGTCATTCGTTCTTCTGACGCGTGTCTGACTCCCATTCAGCCGGCTCGTGAGCCACGATGCGGATGCACTCCGGGCAGTACCGGTTCATCGTCCCGCCGTTCCACGTCGGCTTCGGCTGTGGCTCCGTCGCCGTGAACTCGCGCGGCGGCGCGTCATGTCGCAGCGGGCGAAAGCGGCGCTTACACGCGGTGACGCCATAGAAATGCCCCAGCGTCGCGTTCCCCACTGGCGTGCGCGAGGCGTGTCGCATGAACCCGCCGCCACCCTGCTGAACGGTCACTTCGATGTACGGCTCCATCACTCACTCCCGTTCGTGTGGATCACCCGGTTGCGGCAGAGGCTCCGTGCTCCCGACATCAGATGCCGACCAGTGCGGGCCGATGTGCGGGGCAAGCAGCACGCAGACCTCACCGTCTTGCTCTTCACCGCACTCCTGGAGCCCGTAGGTGCGTCGCACCGCGTCGAGCAGGATCGACCATGTATCTGCCCACCCGTTGCGCTCGTAGAAGCCATCGAACTCGCGAGAGTCGAGGCCGATAGCCATCCAGAGGTCCAATGCCAGGTAGGCCGGGGGTGCATCGCTCATCGTTCGCTCCTACCGTTCTCGTGGTTGGGTGTCTTGTTCATGCGTGGCTCCTTTCGAGCTCGTATGCGACTGCGCGTACCGCGGTGATTCCCCGCCACTCTGACCCGCACGCACGGCATGTGACGGATGCGGTCGCGAGGACGTCGGGCGAGTCGGGTTGGAAAGACACGACGAGGGGTCGGAGGCCGCTGTTGCCGTCCTCGTCCGCCCAGGTCGTCGCCTGACATTCGGGGCACGGGTCGGGCAGGTCGCGGCGGCGGCGTGGGTTCAGCTTCGAGCGGATGAGTCCCGCCCACCGCCGCAACTGGGTGACGTGCCAGTGGGGTTCGGTGAGGGTTGCGAGGGTCGCGGCGTGCCAGGCGCGGAGCCCGTCGACCGGGTGCTGGTGTCTGCCCGCGCCAGCCATCCGGCACCAGTCGGTGATCTGGGAACTGATGACCGTGAACTGGTAGAGAGCGTCACCGTCGAGAGGGACAACCGTCCACGGCTCCGACCGTCCCGCCCCGCCCCCGCCGACCATCGTCGAGTGGATCGCCGCCTCAAGCTGCACCAGGAGGGGCGGGTGTTCGACGCGACGCTTGTACGTGGTCCCGTTGACCACCTGCGTGACGGGAAGGTGAGTGGGGAGGGTGAGGTCGTCGACGGCGCGTCGAAGGTCGTACGCGTCGTACCGGGTTTCGTCGGTCATTGGTGGTCCTTCCGGGTGAGGGTCCATGAGGCGCCGGCTTGGAAAGCGCCGCGGAGCATGGCACGAATCTGCCCGCGGGTGAAGCTCAGAATGTCTTCGTCGGCATTCAGGGCTGGGTAACGCTGCTCGGACGCGGCCTTAGCCGCCGCAACGGTGTCATTCATGGCCTTCCCCCTTCGGGATGGGTTCATACTCCTGCGGGCACTGAGCGCACATCGTGATGACCGTTCCATCGAGAAGGTGATCCTTGAGTGCTTCCATCACGCTTCTCCCTCCCGTACCTGACGGGCACGCTCACGCAGCCAGTCCTTGATCGGCTTGGGACGCGGGGTGCCCTCGTCGTAGTGCGATTCGTTCTCCCAGACCGTCAGGCCGTAACTGCTGTGCCACGAGAAGATCACTTCATCGAACAGTGACTCGATGAGTGCCGCGTCATGCGCTCGCACCAATTCCTGGTAGAACGCCTGCGTGCCCTCGTCCCCGTCCACGTCCGCGAGATACACGGCCAACATGGCAAGACGCGCCTGACCGACATGGACGAGCTTCAACCGTTCGACTTCAGCAGCGAGCTCGTCGCGTTCCCGCTCGAGGTCAGCCGATTCCATCAGAACGGCTCCGAGCTCGAGTCCCACCCGGATGATGCCTGGACGGGTTCGTGGGCGACGATCTGCGCCTCGTTCAGGCTTACATCGCAGTAGGTCTTCCCGTTGCGTTCCGTCTTCTTCCACGACAGCCACCCCTTCACGGCGATGCGGTCGCCCTGCGCGACGGGTGCTTCGAGGCGCCACACGGTCACATAGTCCGGGTACTGGGAGCGTTCGTTCTTGACTTCGATGGTGAAGCGGCCGTCGTTGATGCGTCCGATGGTGCCGGACACCTGCGCGTAGACGCCGTCCTTGATGGGCTGGTTGGTGGTCATGCTGCACTCTCCTTGTTGCGGTTCTTGTATTCGCGGTTGCGGGCTCGCTGTTCGCGGCGGGCCTGCAGTGTGGTGTTGTGTTCGATGGACTGTTCCCACAGGCGGTGTTGGTGGGCTTGCTGGGAGGCATGGTTCTCTGCGTGGTAGTAGTCGTTGCGTGCCCGGTCGGCAGTTGTTCCGGGGCGTTCTTTCCGTACCTGCGCGAGCGTGGGGAACTGTTCGCGGAGGGCGGCTTTCCGGTCGATGAGTTTCATCCAGTCCCGATCGGTCATGACCAAACCTCCGCTGGAAGCCACGGCCAGTCCCCTAGTTCCCAGTTGCCCCGGCGCAGCTGTTCGGGCCAGTCGCGGGATTCGCGGGCGCCGCGCCATGCGACGAGGTCGAACAGGCCGGGGTCGCCGGACTCGGTGTCTTTTCGGATGCCGTAGCCGAACTCGGGCCATCCGAGGAGCGCGGATGAACCGCGGGGGCGGACGTCGCGGACCCCGCCAGCGCCGAGAGCGTGGCCGGCGTGGGCTTCGATGATGAGCGCGACGCCCCGGTCACGGATCGAGTCGAGTGCTGCGATGACGGGGGCGATCTGCTCATCGGTGTTCATCTGCAGCGCGAGGCGGTACAGGGGACCGAGGAACACGACTCCGGGGTGGTGGCGGTCGATGAGCCGGTGAATATCGCCGAGGGTGACGGGGTCGAGGATGTTGAGCCGGCCGGACAGCGCAATGTGGACGTTCGGTGACGGGTCGGTGCTGGTTGTGCGGAGCGCCTGCTTCACCATCCACCGGGTTGCGCGCATCCACTGTTTCGCGGTGTTCTCCGCGTCGATGACGAGAGCTGTGACCGGTTCGATCCGTTGGAACGTGAACGGGTGGATGCCCGCAGCGGGGAGGATCAGCAGCTGCCGGACAAGGGTCGTCTTCCCGAGCCCCTCATGGCCGGTGAGGATGAGGCGGTCCTTCCGTTCGAGGAGGTTCGGGATGACCCAGTCCTCCTCATCGGGGGTTTGCAGAATCTGCTGCAACGTCGCGGTCTCGAGTTCTTCGCGGTGCTCACGGACCAGAGACCGTTGCATCTTCTCGACGACATCGGCGGGGTCGTTGCCGGTGTCAGCTAGGTCGTGAAGCGCGACCTTCATGGCCTCAGTCGCGTTGCGGCGCACGGCGTTGCGAGCGACGACCGCAGCCGCACGGGGAGCGACCTGCGGGATGACGGCAGCATCCATCCACGTCCACGGGTCTGCGGCGCTGATCTGCGCGCTCGAGACTCCCCATTCGGGGAAGTGGAGTTCGATGGTGACAGGGTCGACCGTGTCACCGCGGGCGATAACCTGGCCCATCCCGTCGAACACTGCCCCGAGGTGCGGGTTCGAGAAGTCAGCTCCCGTGACCAGTTGCGCGGCGTCGCGGTAGACGCTGTTGGATCGGAGGATCGCGCCGAGGACGGCGTGTTCGGAGTTCACCGGTACATCCATTCGTCGTTCTTCGACACGCCGGGACGACGGCTCGCGGGGGCAGGTTTCGCTTTCTTCAGCCATGTGGTGAATGCGGCGTTCCAGTTCGCTGCGCGGCGGTCGTGGGTTTCGGCGTGGAGGCGGAATGAGTCAGCTTCGTCGGCGACGTTCACGCCGGTCTCTTTGGCGCGCTTGATGTGTTCGGCAGTTGGTGCCCACGTCTTCGGCAAAGCCGTTTCTCTTCGCCTCGCGTCGGCAGAATGCGAAGCATTCGTAGATGTAGAAGTAGATGTAGAAGTAGAGCGACCCTCAACCGTTGGGTCAGCCCCACCCCTAACCGATGGGTCACGGCTAGGCTCAACCGATGGGTCAGGCTTAGGGTCAGACCGCACATCGAGAGTCGGCGCGGCGAGGATCGTCGACAGCTTGTCCGTCTTCCATCCGGGCAGTTCCGGCTTCGCCGCGCGCAGCTTCTGCACCTCATGAGCGATGACAGCCATGAGCCGCGGTGACGCGACGCCGGTCCAGTCGTTCGCCATCGTGATCGTGAGATTCGGTTGCTTCAGGACCCCGTCGTACTTCACGTACGAGCGGATGAGGACTTCCTCCGTGTCCTCATCGATTACGAGGAAGTGCTTGGCGGCGAGCTCACGCCCCATTCGACGGACGTCTTCGGCGGTGGTCCCGGTGCACATCTTCGCGAGCCTGCCGGGGCGCCAGTCGGACACTCCCGCGCGGTTCGTGTCGGGGTGGGTGAGCAACAGTTCGTAGAGCCACTGCGCGTCGCGGCTGAGGGATCGCCAGTCAGCGTCGCCCCACATGTCGAGGCGGATGTTTGCGTGTTCCCTAGCCATCAGGCGTCACCGCCGGCCCGGTACACGATCTGGCGGACGCCTGCCTCGGTAAGCCCGAGCGCGTCCCCGATCGTCTGGTAGGACAGCCCATGGTCGCGTGCGGCGCGGACTGCGACGAGTCGTGCCTGCTTCGCTTCGTTGAGCTTCCTCGCGCACATTTCGAGGTAGTCGACTGCGACCACCTGTCTGCGCAGACGGGTGACGTTGGTATCCTGTTGCATAGCTGAACCCCCTATCGGTTCGGTTAGGCCCTCGCTCGTGTTCGCTGCACTTGCGGGGGCCGTTTCTTGCTCCGATTCTACTACAGATGTTCGAGTGTCCACAGCAGAATTGCCCTGATCGGATCGTAAATGTTTACGGTTCGTGACGTGTCCCCCATCTCTCGGCATCACTCGACCTCCTGTCTTGTGTTCTCGTCGATGAGGAGCCACCTGCGGCCTTCAAGATCCGTGACCGGTGTGCTGAGCGCGCGAGCGAGAGTTGCGGCGTTCGTGGCGGCTTTCTCGACCCGCAGGCCCCGGTCGATGAGGTCCATGCGGACGATCGCGTGGGCGTCCTCAGCGGCTGAGTTGCAGCGGCTGCAAACGAGGGTGAGGTTCGAGGGATGGTCGAGGATCTTCGATCCGCCCGCGCCCCTGTTGGCTCGGTGGTGGAGGACGTTCCCCTCGCCCATGCAGCCGGGTAGCACCATCAGGCAGAATCCGCCGTCCCGGTCCCGGACGGCCTCGAAGAGTCGGCGGGTGATCATGACAGCCGCGATTCGATGAGCGCGATGGTGTCCGCGTCGATGGTGCGGAGGCCGAGCGCACCCTTGTACTGGATCGGCTCGGCGAGAGCACAGGGATTCTCAAGGCAGAGGTGCTGGTGTTCATCGAGCGCCCACGGAGAGCAGAAGGACGCTTTTCCGATGATCCCTCCGGCTCCTGAATCCGGGAGCGCGTCGAAAGCCACCTTGTCCACGTTGTAGAGCCGGGCTGCTCGATCGACGTTCTTTTGGAAACAGTCGTCCGAGCTGTGCACGTCGACGAGGTCGACCACGCCGATGATGTGCCCGATGCCACCCATCCACGGCGACCCCTTGAGCGGGTCGGTGTTCCCTTCCATGTATCGCTCCGCGGCGCGGCGGAACTCGGGATGTATGTGCGATGGTGTGGCGATGGCGTGCGTGTCGATCTCCCGCGCGACGTGGATCGCTACGGGACCGCGGTAGTCGCCAGCGATGTTGCGGACGCGGTTCTCGACGTCCTTCCCGCCGTGGATGATCGCCCACGCCCACGGCTGACGAACGGTCAGGATCCTCACGATGCTCCCCCTCTATGGCATACGCACTTCGCGACCGTGCACTTCTCGTCCCCGCCGAACTGACGCCCGGGATGACACTTCGGGCAACGCCCACAAGCCGGCAGTTCACGAGCCCTCGTTGGGGGCACCGCGCCACGGTTGATATGCATCACGACGCCACCTCCGCACCGAGTAGTACGGCTAGCCCTTCGAGCGTCATCACGACGTACTGGTCTGCGGGGTTCGCCTTACCGCGACGTTTCGCGACGACCACCGCGACCTTCGCGTCATCGTTGCCACGCTCAACCTCAGCCTCTGTGACCCAACCGGCGAGATCGATCCGCGAGTGGTTCTTCACCTCGATGACGACGCGTTCACCGAGGATCGTGCGGACCCCGGCGATGTCGCCGCGATCTTTCGAACCGGTCATCGGGCGACGATCGATCCTGTCGTCCCCGAGCCGTTCGGCGAGGTAGTCGGCGACGAGACGCTCCTGACGGGTTCCCTTCTGCCGTTGCGCGCTCATGCGCCTGCCTCCAATGCGGAGAAGTCGAACGCCTGCTGCGACAGCCGAATGGCGGCGATCTCGCAGTAGTCCTCGCGAGCTTCGTAAGCAACGCATTTGCGACCGAGGTTCTTCGCAGCGACGGCGGTGGTTCCCGAGCCCGCGAACAGATCGACCACAGTCCCTCCGCGAGGGACGCTGTATTCGATCAGTGGAGCGACGATCCCTTCCGGCTTCTGCGTCGGGTGCTGCGCTCTACCGTGCATTGATCGGACGTACTGGACAGATCGCATGAGGCGCGGCCCACCGTCTTCAGACACGTAGTCCGAGGCACCGCGCGATCCTTGGTGTTCACCCTTCGATGCACGCCGCCGCAGAGCACGTGGGGTCGCGTCGAGCGTTGTCGGGGTGACGTGGTAGACGTCTGCCCAGTCGCCGCGATACCAGAGCGCAGCGAACTCGTGGACACGACGAAAGCGGTCGTTCGAGAGGGATGACCCATTGTGCTTTTCCCAGACGATCTCCTGAGAGAACTTCCAGTCTGCGAACTCGTCGCGCCGCTCGAGGAACATGCGCATCGATCCGAAGCACCACATGGCGTCGGCGATCTCGGCAGCTTTGCTCGGCCACCCGTCGGGCCATTGGTCCCATTCCAGGTTGGTTTCGCCGTACGGCGGGTCGGTGATGATCGCGTGTGGCGCGTTGGGCCCGATGGTGCGAACGTCGTGGTCCTGCCACCGTCCGTGGTAGAGGCGCACGTACTCGTCTTCGTAGTAGATGGTCATGCCGTCTTCTCCCGTTCGCTGTGGAGCACGGCGAGGGCGTGCATGTGCGTTGCGTGCGCGAGAGACGCCTGAGCAGTCCCCACCGCAGAACCGAACCTGTTGAGAACGGCCAGAGAGTCGGAGGGGAGCGGTGCTGAACCGTACGCGTCTTCGATGTCCTTCGCAGCGTTGCGGAGCTTCTCAGCAGCGTTCCGTGCGTGCTCGCGCGCTTTGGTCTGGAACTCCTGTGACCGGCTCATGCGTCACCGCCTGCGGCGCGTGCGATGTCCGCGCGGAGCCTCTTGATGATCCGCTCAAGTTCGACGACGCGGGCGACGTTCGAGTCAGACAGGTGCGACCGTTGGGAGCGGACGATAGACCCATGCATGTCCCCACCGACCGCGGCGCGATCAGCGATGGGTGACGTGGTGCGGCGCGCGTACTCCGCTTCGGCGCGCTCAAGCTGAACACGCCACGCCGGAACCTTGGAGGCGTTTCGGGCGACCCATGCGGTCTCGATTCGTGCTGTGCTCGCAGACTGCTTCTCCTGCTGTTTCTTCACGCGGGCGAGCTCGAGCTCGTAGTGCTTCGCGCAGTACCCGGATCGCGCGTCGGCAGGATTCGCGCAACGGTGACCCTTGGTGTCGGAACCAACCCAGTACCGGCAGGTGTTCATGCGTCACCGCCTGCGAGGGTCCACAGGTGCGCGCGGCGGCCACGATCGGACACACCGAACTCGTCAAGGCGACGGAACGCGTCGAACCTCACAGACTCCCGCACCGACAACCCCGCCCCCTCGTTCAGCACCGTCCGTACACGCTCCTTCGAGCACACATGCCCGTGCTGATGAATGCGGTGGTAGATCGCATCCGCGGTCATCGGGTGACCCTCAGCTTCGAGCGCGGCTTCAACCCACAGGGCGACGGTCTCGCGGGACACGGACGTGTCGGCGGCTTCCGATGACGTGATCGGGTCGGTGGATCTGACGCGGGGTGCGTCGTCCGGGAACAGCATCGGCGGCAACGTCGCCGGGTTTATGGTGGGACTGCTCATGGTCTGTCTTCCTGTTGCAGGGTTGGCGATTGGGCGAAGGGTTCCGGCCAGGCGCAATCTGGCCGGAACCCGCTTTCATGCGGAGACGGACACGATCTCGTAGGCCCGTGCTGGTTGATGCTTCTGGCTATGTTCGACGGCGATCTCTGCCTCGCGCCGCGTCGCGAAGTAGTGAATCCACTTCCCGCCATCCGGGTACCGTTCGATCACAGCGACCTCAAACCGGCTCACGGCTGCACCTCCGCTACGGGAGTAGCCGCCCACGCATCCGTGGTCTCCTGCACGACGACCGTTTCGGGCTCATCGTCGAGGCGGGTCACGGTGACCTCATCGAGGCCCTTCACGTGCTGCACCTTCTGCTCGTCGGCTTCGATCGCACGGCCCAGGTCGGTCGCCTTCGGAAGGTACTTCGCGAGCGCACGCACGGCTGTCTTCTTCGCCATCTCGTCCGGGTGCGACCCCCACGGCGTCTTCTGCCAGTACGACGGGCGGCGGTCCTCCACCTGCTCGCGGGTGAGGTAAGCCCACGTCGTCCCGCCCTGCTTCATCCTGGCGGTCGCGACCACCCCGACCATTGGGCGTTTCTCCTCGAAGTCCTTCGGGGTCCAGTCGTAGAACATGCCGCGTTCCGCGTTCGCACCGTAGGTGAAGTCGTCACCCTCACGGACAATGAACGCTTGCACGTTCGTGACGAACTCCGACCGGAGCGCGAGTTTCACCATCCCCTGGAACCCGACGATCGGGAGGCAGATCATCCGCCCGTGATCCTTCCGCGGGGTGAGGTAGAACTCCCCCAGCCCGGACCCAATCTCGAGACGCAGCTGTGCGGCGAGCATCACCCCACCGAGGAGGGTTTTCGGGTCGGCCTGCATGAGGTCGGGTGACTTCGTGATCTCCGACAGCACGGCACGCACGAACGCGTCGGAGTTCATCGTCCCGCCAAGCTGCCGTTCGATCGCCGGCAGTTGCGCTTCGACTAGGTCTTTCATCGTGGGGTTCTGTTTCGCCGCGGCGGCGACGGTAGACAGGTCAGTCACTTGCTCTGCTCCTTCGTTCTCCGCAGGACACGGAACGGTGCGCCCTGCGTGGTGTACTTCGCGATGAGGTTCGGGTGGTCGGCTCGGAGACCCTCCTTGTCGAACCCGACGCGGCCCTTCTGCTGCCGCCAGGTCGCGACCTTCCGACCCTCGAACGTGAGGGTGTCCGCAGTGCCCGTGTACTGTGCGAGCGCTACCTTCAACGCGTCGCGCTCTTTCGACTGCGCGTCGATGTCGCTGTTGAGGACTGTGATCCGTTCGAGCACGTCGAACGCTTCACGGGACAGCTCCGTCTCCACGGTGTCCGTGGGGAGCGCGTTCACTTCCGCGACCGACGAAACTGGAGGGGGAACCTGTGCACGCACGTTCGCATCCCAGAACTCCCGAACCGTGGGGATCAGGTGTTCGTCGATGAACCGGTCATCGCGGGGCTCCCAGAACAGGCGGAACTCCCGACCACCGATCCACACGACCACCGCAGCACGGCGGGTACCCGCTACAGCCATTTCAGCCTGCACCTGCACCCGAATGTCGGTGGGGATGCCCTCATCCCAGTGATGCCCGGAATAGTGATGCGCGGTCTTGAACTGCCAGGTCAGGAACGGGCTACCGGATACGCGGTCGAACGACGCGTGCAGGTACGGGTGATCGACCGATCTGGCCATGAAACCCGGCTGCAGGGCCACGTCGATCCCCGATAACTCGTGCACCCACGCTTCGATGATCGGTTCCGACTGGTGCCCGATCCATGCGAGCAGCGGGTCGAAGTGTCGGTCGATGCCTTGCTTGTGCTTGTACACGTCGAGGGCCGTGTTCCCGTACGAGGAGAGCCCCATGATCGCGGCGACCTCAGAAGCGCCGACAGAGTTCCGACGCTCCCGCTCCCACTCCGGCGTGTCAGGGGTTACCTTCACGATCTCGTAGGCGGTCATTTCTGCGCCTCCTTGGGTGCGTCCTTGATGGTCAGGATGATCAGGGTGATGACGGCGGCGACACCGAGGAGCGTCGCCCCGTTGTAAGAGGTCAGAGCGAACGGGATCATCCCAACCGCGAACACCAGCAGGAACACACGGAACGGGTTCACGACACACCACCAGACGACAGACCCGCCGGCCTGTTCGGAAAGATGAGCGGTCCATCGCAGCACGCGACACCGTGCATCGCAACGTCCCCCGCCCACGTCTTCCGTCCGCAGAGGCACCACGTGCGGTCTACCCATGGGTTGTACGTCACGGGCGGGTGAAGCATGGCGGGGCATAGCTCGGGTGCTGTGCGCGTGAGTGACGGTTCGGCGATACCCAGCCGGCCCGTTCCGGTCGATCGGTCTACGATCACCGCGCTCATGACGGATCACCCGGTTGCTGTGTCTCGTTGTGAACCGTCAAGATACCTTGACGCGCCGCCCACCTGTCAAGTATCCTTGACGCATGGATGAGCAGAAGAAAATGCACTACCTCGACCAGGTTCAGAGTGCCGCGATTCGTCTGGCCGACATCGAAGCGGATATCTCCAAGTTCGTTCTCATCGCCCGCGACAACGGTGCAAGCTGGGCCGATGTCGGCCAGGCTCTCGGCATCACACGCCAAGCCGCGCAGCAACGATTTCGCGCCTGAATCGACGATCACAACTCCGGTCCTTCCGGGCTCTGACACGGGCAGTCGGGCAGTCCGCATCCGCGTGCCGTGGGGTCGCCGTCGTCCCCGAAGCGGTCGCAAGCCGCACAGCACGGCGACGGATCGACCGAATACGTCACCGGGTGACGGTCCATCGGGATACCGCAGATGCACATCGAGTAGTCATCGACGTCTTCGGCGTGCTTCTCCCACGTCTGGAGCTGGCGGCCGAAGATGTCAGCGAGGTCTTGCAGCCGCGGATCGGTGTAGGTGCGGATCGCGAGGGCCGCGCCTACCCGTACCCAGTCGCGGCGGGTCATGGTAAGCGCTTCTGCTTGGTCTGGCTTGTCGATCATCGTTCGCTCCTACCGTTCTCGTGGTTGGTGAGTGCGGCGTGGTTGTCCTCGACGGGGAGTACCCGTGCGGCGGTCATGAAGTCGTACCCACACCCCCACTCACACGTCCCCTCCTCATGGACAGGGACGGGGCCGTGGTTCGGGCAGTCAGCCATGACGTGCGGGTCGGCCTCGAAATCGTTGAAGAACTCCGACCGCACGCCGAGACGCAACTGCTTAACCGCTTCAGGGACGGTCAGGTCCAGCCAGTCCGGGCGAGCATCGGGTCTCGGGTCGGCGACGATCACGGCAGCACCGCCACGATCAGCAGCACCACCGCGACCACACCCAGCACCGCAGCGAACGCGGCCACCAGTTCCCCCTCACGGCGGAACGGCATCACGATGTCAGCGTTCGACCGGCGGAACCGTGTGCACCGGTCAATGTCATCATCCACCGCCGACAGGTGAGCCGACAGTTCGTCATCCGCGATCCAAAACTCGCGACGGAAAAACCCGATCACGGTTCGACCTCCTCATGCGCCGGGTGCACCTCAGCAGAACGACGAACCGTGCGAACCGCACCAGAGAAGTAATCGCGCCGAGCCTGAGCCCACGCCTCAACGCGAGGACGCAGCATGTCGATCGACTGACGCACAGTCAGCTGCCCAGCATCCGCATCGAACAACACCTGCTCAGCCGCAAACGCGAGACCGATCAGCGCACGCTGATACACGTCCCACGCGGCCTCCTCGACCTGCAACGGCGACAACAGCTCTCTCACCGCAGTAGAATCCATTCCGGGCATCAGTAGTGCCTTTCTTCTCGATCCCCCGCCCTAGCCCGGCGGGGGATTTCGTTTATCTGGTCGCCGGCTTCTCGTCCGACAGGGAATCGAGCCACCGCTGCGCCTCAGCGGCAGGGATGATCGGCTTCCGGTTCGGGTACTTCGGCTTCAGGTCTCCCCGGTCGATCGCCTCCCGCACCGACGACACCGACAGGTCGACGGCCTCAGCGAGCGCGGGGATCGAGTACGCGAGCTTCGTCAGCATGCGTGCAGTCCTTCCATGAATCGGGCGGACGAGATACGCAGAAAGCCGCCGACACGCACGAGGTCGTTGACCGTGAACGGGGCGTCTCCGTGGAGGCGCGCGTTCAGGTCTTCCTCGCGCATGTCGGCGGCTTGTGCGACCGTCGTCAGCGGGTAGGGGGAGATGAGTGCGGCGATGTTCGCCGCTACTCTTCTCTCGGAGTTGGTGTCCATACCGACAGGCTATCTGTCTGTACGGACATGCGCAAGCCCGTGTGGATGTGCGGCGTGTCACTTCTGATGCTTCAGATGCCTAAAGTGGGAAGCGTGCTTATCCCAGATTCCGTGATCAACCGTGCGACATCCGCTGTCCTCAAAGGCGTGATGCTTGAGTCCGAGCTGCAACAGAAGTCATGGGCGGAGAAGTCGGGCATCTCCCCCGTCACGCTGCAGAAGCTGCTCTCAGGGAACCAGTCGGTCAAGATCCCCCAGCTGCTCGCTCTCGCGCACGCGTCGAAGTTCAATCCCGAAGAGGTCATGGAACGCATCGACCGGGCGATCGCGAGGGCCGTGTCCGAGGCCGCTAGTAACGTCACGCCGATCCGACCTAACCAATCCCCGAAGGACGGGGCCCAGGAAGATTTCGATGGACAGGCGCGAGCAGCCAACCTGGATGCCGAACTTGAGCAGGACGAACCAGAAGCCCCTTAGAGGCCGTTCCTACGATCCGTGGGCCCATGCAGAGCAGCTGGGCATCGACGTTATCGTGAGGCCGTTGCGGACAGCGCATGGGTTGTGGCTTCCGGACATGAACACGATCGCGATTCACTCGCGGATTCGTGCCGGCGCTCAACGGCTCGTTCTCGCGCATGAGCTCGGGCATGCTGATCTCGGGCATCGGGACGACCGCCCAAAGCATGAGCGTCAAGCCGACGTTTACGCGGCTCGGAACCTGATCTGCCCCGACGAGCTTCAAGACCTCTATAAGTGGTGCCCTGATGAGCAGCGGATTATCAGTGAGCTTGGGGTGACCACGCGCCTATTTCGGGCGTACGTGGCTTCGGCATAAGCCTTCAAGTCGCTCTGCAAGCCACTCCGTGAGAGGGATAGCCCAGCTGTCAACCATGGCCTCGCGTATCTTACGAGCACCAATGCGGCCTTCGGCTTGGATGCGCGCCGCGCGCACTAACTTCACGTTGCCGTAGAGGGAATAGTGGAAAGACTCGTCAGGCATGCCCGGATCCTATCTGACGTTCACCCGGTGCGAGCAGCGCCGATAGTTGTTCCATGGCGGTGCGGAGGCGGGCAAGGTCGCCGCGACTTTTGTAGCTCCTCGTCATCGTGCGGGTGGAGTGTCCGACGATTTCTTGTATGACGTCCTCGGGTACGCCCGCTGCGTATAGGAGGTCGACTGTGGTGTGGCGCACATCGTGAAGGCGGATTGACCGCGTGTCGCCGAACGTGGACCGCATGAGCGTCACCCATTGTTTCGAGTCCCAGTCCGGGTCGCGGGGCTGACCAGTGCTGGTGGTGAACACGAGCCCGTGCGGGTTCGGTTCCTGCTCCGCGATGTGCCACTCGAGGGTTTCGCGGAGGGGTGACACGAGGGGGATGATCCGCCACCCGGCACGGGACTTCGGGCGGGTGAAGTAGAGGCCCCCGTCGATGTGGCGGTAGTCGTGGTCTGCGGGGACGTCGAGACGTTTCTCGGGGCATGCAGCGGCGCGTTTGAAGCCGCACAGGTACCGTCCGTCTGGGCTGGGGGTGTCGGCGCATCCGTGGGTCCAGGTGATGCGTTGCAACTGCCATGACAGGTCGAGGACATCACCGACACGGTCCTGTTCGATGCCGATCACCTCACCACGCCGCGCCCCGGTGAGAAGCGACGTCGCCCACCGTGCCCGGTCGGGGCGCTCCCGGATCGCCTGGATCAGTTGGATCGCTTCCTCGAGAGACATGACGTCGAGGGTGCGGTGCGTTTTCCGGGGCGGTGTGACGTACTCGGCCGGGTTCATGGGGATGCGCCCCTCACCGGCCGCGGCTGTGAGGGACGATGCGAGGATGTGGTGCGCGTTCCGTGCATACGTGGATGAGCGTCCAACTGCGAGGATGTCGCGGCGGAGGCGTTGCACGAGCGCTGGCGTCAGCTTATCGAGACGCGTCGTGGGTCCGAGGGACGGGATGATCTGCGACCGGACGGTGGAGCGGTATGACGCGAACGTTGCGGGGCGCAGGTTCGGTCGGGCGTAGTTGTCGAGCCAGTACGTGAACCATGCTTCGACGGTGGTGGAGTCGGTGCGGAGATCCCCTTTGCGTCGGAGTTCTTCTTGCGCTTCCTTCAGCTTCCGGATCGCGGTGGTTTTGTTCTTCGAGCGCACGTACTTGCGGCGGCGGTCCCCTGAGCGTCCTGTCGGATTGGGGAGTTCGACGACGCCCTGCCAGTAGCGGAGCGGTTTCGAGGTATCCGCGGGGACGCGCGACAGGCCACCCTCACCCTTGCCCCTCAT